GCCAAACAAACCCCCACCGAACGCGAATCCGATACCGGAAGACGGTAGGCTCACAGGGACTCTCCGCGCGAGAGCGAGTCCGAACAAGGCGGGCCTTGTACGGAGTCACCTTCCTTCCGGACCACATGGAAACATGGGCCTGCTGAAGCTTAGTGCAGCACCAAGCGACAGCACGGTAGGCCGCCTCCCTCGGAGGCCGACCTACGACGGACGGAAAGTCCCTCTTCTCCCCACACTCCTTTAAGGTAGGTGGACCACGCTGCAGCGCAGCACGGAACCATCTTCGTTTGAGCAAGATCTTCGCCCAGTGTCGCGGTATGCAAGCGACAGAGACCTCCCGGAGGGAGATCTCATATCGCATGAGGGAGTTGACTACCCACTGCTGGGTAGCAACCGACATACTGCTAACACCCTCGATGACCCGCGAAAGCAGTTCATCGGGCGAATATCTATCCGGAATCAGGAAAGAGAGGACGGGCTTTGGAATGAGATCCCCACCCTGGACGGAAAACGTCCGGGAGTTCAACTCAATCCACTTGTCGGAGAAGCCAGACTTCTCCCTATTGACGACCAGACCGAAAGTGGACGTGACTTCCTCCCAAAAGGAAAAGAAGTCACGCGTTCCGCAAAAGGCACAATCGTCCCCGTTAAAGATTCCGACTCGTCGCTCACCCATGCCCAAAACGACATCGCAGGCGATATCGAAGCAGGCCTTATTCAGGAGACACAGCAATGGAAAACTGACCAAGTTACCCATCATGCTGCCCCTCCGAATAGGTTTCAATAAGTCGGGTCGTCTAGCGCGAACGCTCGACGCCTCGGCAAACTGAAGATCGGTGAACGAACTCCTCAGAATCTCCCTCTCTTCCCCCGTGAGATCCGGATCTTCCAGAAGGACGTCAATGATGACGAGAACGGCCCGGGGATTAATCCGGTCCGTCGCGGAAGTATAGTCACCCGAAATGAATGACTCACCCTTCCGCCGATCATCGACAACCTTCTGGAAATGCTCTACTCCAACGTCCCCACGAACAACCCAGCCGAATGAGCTGAGATGATCGTAAAGGGCATTATGGAGAGGGGAAAGGACGCGCTTAAAACGCGCCCCTTGCATCGTGACCACGCGATGCTTTCCCTTAGTCTTGGCGACCCCGAGGCGCACAACGTTAGCACGAGGATCGCAATCCTCGTCTGACGTAGCGA